TTGCGGGCGTCCTCTCCGGAAGTGAGGCCCGGCACTCCGCCGAAGTCGAGCGGCGTTCCGAGCGCGCTGGAGGCCTGCTGCTGCAGCGCGGAGTTGGCACCTGCCAGCTGGCCGTTGAACTGGCTCGTTTGCACAGGACGCCCATCCGGCCCCACTCCCCACGTAAGCGAGGCGAACGGATTGGACTGGTTGGGCCGGTTGGACTGCGTCTGCTGGGCCACCTGTTGGTTCTGCGCGTTCGCCTGTCTCTCGGTGAGGTTCTGGAAGTTAGGCGGGGCGGGGGCTCCACTGGCCATGGCTACCTCGGGAAGAAGCGGCACTCTTCGCGCCGGAGTTGGAGAAGGTGAAGGTGCTCGCCCGGCTTCCAGCCGTCCTGGAGCACAGCCACCTGACGAAACCCGGCGCGCTGGGCGAGGCGCAGACTGCGTGCGTTGCTCTCGCGGATGACGCCGAAAAGCACCCCGACGTGAGAGAAGGCGTAGGCGAAGGCGGTGCGGAGCAACTCCCGGCACGCGCCTGGAGCCTCCACCAGCGCGTGCATGTGGGCGCTGTTCGGTGTCCACGTATCGAAGAGCACGAGGCCAGCGAGCCGCCCAGCCACCTCTGCCACGAGGCCGCAGGTGTTCGGTGCTGGCGTGTAGCCCGTGCGCTCGGTGAACGTGGTGAAGTCATCGACAGTGGCGGCGCGAAGGGTCACAACATTCCCCCCATGGTGTAGCTGACGTCGATCGCCACGAGCACGGTGCGGTTGATGGCTCTGCCGCTCACGGCGATGGAGACAGCGGTGCCCATGCCAGCGGCGCCACTCACGGGCTGGGCGGGCTGGGCGTTTTCCTGCCACACATCGACGTCCCATGTGGCGTTGTTCCATGTTCCCGCGCCACCACTCACGAGGGCCGGGAAGTCTGGGGGCGTGGTGCGGTACCCGTAGAGTGCCGTCACGGCGACAGCGGGGGTTGCACCACCCGTGAGTACAACTGGGCGGATGAGGCCCACTTGTTTCTGGCGCGGCGCCCCGTACTCGCTAGCAGCCGTGACGAGGCTCCATTCTACTGGCTGGAAGGCGTTGGGGTCGTTGAGCGAAACCTCGTCGATGTAAGCCGTGTTGATGAGGACGCGCCCCGCGTCATCCCCGAAGTAGAGCTGCTTGTCGAAGGCCTCGGCGCACACCATGGAGAGCCCGTTCCAGACGAACCAGCCCTTGCTGGCCGGGCTCTGTACGAGTTGGAGGAATGCTCCCCCGGGCTGCTTTGGCACCAGGAGGATGAGCGCGTTGTCCTCGGGGTGCTGGACGATCTGCCACCCCCGGTAGTTGCCGCGCTCCTGCATGAGGGTGTTGATGAGGTTGGAGACCTTGAAGGTGAGGCTCTCGGCCCGCGCGTCCGGAATGCCCACCACCAGCCGGCTCATGGGCACAACGCCCTGGCGGGTAATCAGGAGGAGGTCTCCCCCGTAACTCGAGGCGATGCGGCGCCCAGCGGGGGGCGGCCCCATGTACCAGACGCCCTTGAGCCCGAAGGTACTGGCGTCGTTGGGATCCGTGCCCTGGTACACCAGCACGTCCCCTCCAGAGCCGATGGCCACCAGCGCATCGTCCATCCCGCTGCCGCCGTCGTATGTCCAGTCCCAGAGCCCCACAAGGGTGCCGCCATGGGGCATCTTCACGCCCATGGGGAATTCCACCGCGGTGCCAGCTATCTGGCCGGCGGGCAGGTACCACGCGCTGGCGCTGTCGTGCGGAACGAGCCAGAGACTTCCTGCGAAGACGCGGACAAAGACAATGTCCCCGGGGTCTACCCCGTCGATCTCCCCTGGTGCAGAGCCAAACGCCACCTGCTCCCACGTGCCGCCAGCCTCGCTGTAGCGGTAGAGGCCGTTCGCCTCGTCCGCATAGAAGGTGGTGTGCACACCAGCGGCGGACACCATGTTGGTCCAACTGCCCCATCCGGCGAGGTTCCCAGGAGAGGGCCAGTCCACGGGCCTGTCCGGCGTGTCCGTGGCCACGGTGGCGTCATAGAGTCCGAGCGAGGTGGCGGCGTAGAGTTTCGAGGCACTGGAGCCGAGCACCGGGACAACCGTGCGGACTTCCTCATCACTCGCACCGTTTACGCTCAGGGTCCACTCGCGCGAGCCGAACCGAGAGCGTAGCCCGTTCTCTGCCGCGCTCAGGTTCCGCACATAGGGGCAGTCCCCCGGGGGGAGCGCGAGGCCAGCAGCAGCGGTGTTCAGCCCGCCCACGGGGGCAGGAATCTGCACTTGCTGCGCGGTGGGTTGCACGCGGCGCGGCATGTCGGGCTACCCGTACCCGGTAGGCGGGAGGTTGTTGTTGTCGAGCAGCCTGAAGCGGCTGAAGGGCGAGGAGTTGAGGTTGAGCACCGGAGCGGCCTCGGCGTTGCCCTTGGCCCGCTCGAGCGCGCGCTCGTAGTCCTCGCTGGCGGCGTCCGAGTCGAAGCCCTTGGCGCGCTGGAGGTCCCTTCGGAGTCGGTGCACCATCATCTGCGAGTCCAGGAGAACGCGATCGTCCGCATCCGTGGGTGTGTCGCCAGTAGGCGCGCTCTCTCCGTCCGCCTGAATCCACCAGCCGCTCACGTACTGAAGGGTGATCGTGTTCGAGGCAGTGGGCGTGGGGGCCACAATGAGCCTGTCGGCCCGGGTGAAGAAGAAGAGTTGGAAGGTGCCCACCACGTTGAACACCTGGAGCAGTTCCCAGCCGTTAGGCGGCACCGGGCCCCCAAGCGGGAGGCGGCTGCTGGCGTTCCACTGCGTTTCATTCACCCACCGGTTGAAGTCCGAGGGCATGGTGTACTCGGCAACGCTCGTGGTGGTCGTGAAGTTGTAGCGCACGCGCAGGTGCGGCCACTCGAAGTCGCGCACCAGGTCCCGGCCCGCGGACTTCAGCAAGGACACGAATTGGATGAAGATGGGGTCCGTCGAGGTGAAGGCATTGGCTGGCGGGCTCAGGCCGCAGAGCGTCGCCGCATCGGAGATGATCTGCCCTGCCGTGTCGTACCCCATGGCGCCTCCAACTACCGCCTGTGCTTCTTGCCGTGCTCCGCAGCCTCCGCGCCCTCAGGCGGCTTCAGGGTGCGCAGCTCGGCGTTGGCCGCATCGAGCTGGCGCTGGAGCGCCTCGTTCTGGCTGCGGAGCAGATCGGTCTGCTCGCGAAGTTCCGTCAGGAAGCCCGTGTTCTTGGCGGCCTCCAGGAAGTCCCGTGCCTTCTGGCGCAGCGTGAGGTAGCCGGGCCCGAGGGTCTGGATATTGGTGTCGCTCACCGCGGCGAGTTCTTCCACGGTGCGGACGTTGTTGTGCACCAGGTGCGCAACCTCAGAGGGGCGCAGCGGCGGCCATTCGCGGAGGGGCTGTCCCTGGATGGGGTTCTCCGCGTTGCGCTTCCAGTTCTCGTACTGATTGGCGAACTCTCGGCGGTGCTTGTCCGTGACGGGGACGTGGACGATGCCGTTGGAGTTCCCGGGCACCATGATCTTGATGTATTCCACGTCCTTCATCACTGGGCGCCCGGCCTTGGCCGTTTCAGCCTTGTCGGGCTTGGCCTCCAGAGAGAACTGGATGATGAGGCCCGTGCGTGTCGGCTCGCTGTTGTCGAAGTCCATGGCGTCCTTGGGGTGGGCGGGGCCCATGCCGAGCGCCCCGCCGTGAGGTTGGTGTTACGTGTTGTCCGTGTCGCCGCAGTAGGGCGAAGCGAGAGCCACCAGCGCGTGATTCGCCGCCGGGGTGCCGTCCGCAGTGAGGAAGTTGGCGCCGTAGACAATGTCCCCGGCCACTACGGCGTCATCCGCCTTGCCAGCGGTACTGGTGAGGTAGACGGTGGCTCCAGCCGCCACGGTGCCCGCAACCTGCACATCCGCCGTGCCGCCGATCTGCAGCCAGCCGTAGGTGCTCGTGCTACTGAGCGCCGCCATCATCACCCCCACCAAGCCCTTGGTGCGGGCACCGGTGAGCGTGGTGGCGCCCGTCTGCGTGTCGTAGCGCGCCAGGAGGCCAGCGGCCCCCGAGGACACCCCCTTCACATAGATGAAGGTGCCATCCCCGTAGGTGGGATCCTTCGCGCGCACCCGGAACCCGAGGACGTGCTGCTGGGTGGTGCTCGCCTCGGAGATCGGCTGCGCGCCGACGTGATCGTAGACTTGCCAGGACATGGGTCAGGCTCCGATGAAGCGACCCTGAAGGGACGCGTTGGAACAGGTGAGGTTGCCCGCCCACGCGAGCGTGGACACGGAGGCGTCCTGGTTCACCGGGACGCGCTTGGCGCCCAGCGGCTTCATGTTGCGCTCCTTGTGCGGACGGAGGCGGAGGTACTTGGTGTTGAGGAAGAAGGCATCCGTGTCGGCAATGCCGTAGTTCTCGAGCACCACGTCCGCCGTCATGAACTTGATGGTGGTGAAGCCGGCCTGGCCGAGCTTGGCGTCCGTGAAGCGCTGCTGGCTCTGGAGGCTGCTCAGATAGGTGGCCCACAGCGTCTGGCCCATGGGGATCAGATCGGTATGGTCCGTCCCGCGCACCAACTTCGCCCACAGCGTGTTCATGTAGCCCTGGATCGTCGTGGCGGTCGGGGTGCTCGCCGGATCGTAGAGCTTGGACTGCCAGAATGAGCCCAGCGAGGTGGAGCGGTCGATGCCGCCGTAGGTTCCGGTGGTGGGATCCACGGGCAGCGCGAGGTTGAGGCCGTCGAGTTCCTTGCCGCCCGAGCCCGTGCCGTCCGAGTAGATGGACAACTGCATGTTGTTCATCATCGTGGCCTCGGCGTTCTCCATGCGGCTCTCGAGCAAGTCGATCACCGCCTCCTCCCCGGAGTTCTGGAGTTCCTCGAGGCCGCTGATGACGACCTGCACCGAGCACTGCTTGATGTTGAAGGTGGCTGCGCTCAGCACCTCCTGGGCGGTGACGGGGAGCACGTCATAACCGGAGTACCAGCCGAACGTGGCCGTCTCCCGGAAGCTCAGTTCCTCGTAGATGACGCGCCCGCCGCTGAACGGCTTGATGTTCCCGCGCTCATTCAGCCGGTAGAGAAGGGCGGTGTTGCGTGTGACGTTGTCAGCGATCTCGCCCGTGCGACTCTCCAGAGTCGTGGTGACGAGTTCAGAAATTCCTGGGGTTGCCATGGGGGACCTGCAAACGAAAGGACGTGAGCCTCAGTCCGTGTCGTTGGTGCCCCATGGCACTCGCACGCTCGCCCCTCACGCGGGGCCACTACCCACCGGACAGCCGCGCCAGGTTGTTGAGGAGGTGCGCCCGGACTCCCTTTGGCTTCTCGGCCGGTGCTGGGGCCGTGGACTCGTGCCGAAGGGAAGAGGACTTCCTCGGGGCCGTCGTCGGCGCTCGGGCGCTCGCGGCTCTGGCAGCTTTCCGCTGCACGTACAACTCTCTCACCTCGGGATTGAGCATGCAAGCCCGCTCGTACACCTGCTCGATGGTGGGCCGCTCACCACGCTTCGCCGCGGTCTGCAGCACCAATGCCATTTCCTCGCGCACGTCCTCGAAGAACTCGGCCTCAGGCTTCTCCCGGAAGGACTGAACCTCCGTAGCCACCTTGGCGTTGAGCGCCTCCTGCTGCTGCTGGCTCTGGCTATCGAAGCGCTGAAGCAGGCTGTCCAGGCGCGGATCCCGGAATTCCTGGGGCTGTTGCTGGCGTGGCGGCGGGGCCTCCCCATCGAGAGCCGCGGCGAGCTGGTTCACGTCCACCCGGTAGGCGCGGATGAGGTTGGCCACCACGCGCGGACTGTCTGGGCCCTGGAGGGCACGTACCGTCTGGAGCATGCCGCCGAGTTCCTGGGTGGGGTTCTGACCGAGCAGATCGCGGTATGGCTCGAGCGTTCGGGTGAACTCCTCGGCTACCTTCCGGTGGGCCGCGGCCTCGCGAAGCGCCTTCTGGGTGGTTGACTCCACCCGGGCCACCTCCTCCTGCACCTCCGGAGGCAGGCCCGCCCACTTCTCACGCACGCCCGGGCGCCAGCTCTGGGGAGCCTTCGGGACAGACTTTGGGGCTGCGGGCTCGGCAGTTGCGGGGGCCTCGGACTTCGCCGGGGTGGCCTCCGCGGCCGCCTTTGTCGATGACTCCGGAGCCTTCTCCTTGGCCCCGGGGGCGAACCTGCCCTTACCGTCCCGCTGGCGGGAGGGTTCGTCGTGGGCGCCCTCGGGAACGGCGGCCTGCTCCTCAAGGCGCTGGCCTTCCATGGGAACGGCGCCGCTCACCGCCTCAGGGGCGGCAGCGGTTGTGGCTGGAGCGGCCTCGCTCGAGGCAGCCAGCGCGGCGGTGAGTCCCTCACGAATGCTCGGCATGGTTCACGTCCCTCTCTTGAGTGTGTAGTAGGCGCGACGGAGCGCCTCTGTGCGCTCGCCCTTGGCGGCAGCGGCGCGAACCTCGGGCCGCATGGCCTCCTGCGCCTTCCGCCAGTGCTCGTTGAAGTCGGAGGTATCCGCCAGCCCGTTGGCCTGCATGTAGGCCCGGCGCTTGGCGCGGCTCCCAATGTCGGTGCCGTCCTGGGCCCTGTCGCCTTCCATGAAGCGGTCCACCATGATCCCGGTGGCGTTACGCTCGGGCAGGGCTTGGAAGTCCTCGGAGACCTCAATGGGCTCGGGCAACGGCACCCCGCCCATCGTGTAGAGAAAGCGGCGGTGGCTCATGGTCACTCCAACCGCTCGAAGATGCGCCGCAGTTCGGCGAAGACCTGATCGGCCGCCCGTGCCCGCGCATCCCCTGTCGTTAGATCCCACGTGGCTTTGTATGCCGAGAGCGCCGCGAGCACCTCCGCCCGGTCGAACACGCGCTGCGGCGCAACACTGGAGCCAATCGTTGCGGATGGGATGGCAACCCCAGCGAGGCGATGGCACACACAGAGACACCCGAGGTTGGCGCCCATGTAACAGGGGCAGCACGGGCGATTCGCGTGCATGGCACGCCGAGCGCACACGTTCTCTGACACAATGCGAGAATTCAGCAGGCCACACCCACATACTCCATTGGGACCACAACTCGAACACGCGAAGGACTGGCTCATCGCTTCACCTCGAAGGGGTTGGACTGCTGGGCCTTGTGCGCTTCCGCCTCAACCTTGTTCCGCTGGCTGATCTGATCTCTCACGACTGCCTCCCTGATTCCGTACTCAGCCTGTGCCTGCTCATGGTCGCGGTTCGCCTGCATCTCTGCCTGTGTGCGGGTCAGGTCCGCCTGGAGTTCCGCAGCGATCTTCTCCTGCTCCTGCTGGCCCTTCATCTGCTGGGCAACCACCTTGGGGTCTGGCGCAGGCGGCGCCTTCGGCTGGGCCTCGGCCTGCTTCAGCAGCGCGCGCGCCCTGTCCACCATGCCTTCCACCTCGGCGGCGCCCTTCGTCCGACTGAGCAGCCAGCCGAGCAGGTCCATGGCGAGTTCCTTGGCCCCGGGCTCGATCTGCAGAAGCGGGGTAAGCGCGGCTATGAGGCCAGACACGGAGGCGACAATGTCTTGGTTCTCCTCGCGCTGCTCTTCGCGGTTGGCCATAGCCAGGCCCTCGGGCTCCACCTTCACCCGGAGGCGGCACGCAGGGCTCTTGAGCAGGGCAATCGCGTCATTCACCAGTGCCATGTCTGGGTGGTTCTGCATGTTTGCCTCGGCGATGATGTTGGCCGGGGCGAAGCGGCTGCAGATGATCTCCGCGCGGATGCTGGCCAACTCCGAGGCGAATCGAGCAAACCGCTCCTGCGTCTTCTTGAGCCGGGCGCTGGCGAAGCCGCCTTTGATGCGCTGCTCGGTGGCGGTAATGCCGATGCCCTCCGACTGGCCCCGGAGAATGTCCGGCATGCCCGTTACTTCATCGAGCTGCGCCTTGAGGCTGGCTTGCTCCTGCCCGAGGTCTACGAGCGCCTTGGTGAGTTCGTCGATCGACATGATCTCAAACGCGCCGGCGAGCCCTCCACGTTCCTTGAAACTGCCCCAGTTCTCCACTGGGTAGAGATCGTTCTGCCCCGTGGAATTGATGAGCTTCTTGAGCGCGCCTTCCTTGCTGTCGTATACGCCGGCCACGCGAATGGCGTCCACGATGAGGGCGCGCCGCGCCTGGAGCGTGTCGATCTGCTGGTAGAGATCCTTGGCGATCGTCCAGTCCGAGGTGCCCATGAAGGCGTCCGTGAGCAGGTTGGCCGCCATCGGCTCCGGGCAGGGAAAGAAGCCCTCCAGGCCCAGCGGGTCATCCTCTGCCTTCAGCACCTTCTCGTAGCCCTCCACGAGCCAGTAGACCTTGCGCGTCTCCTTGTCCCAGATCTCCCACACAGCAGCCCTGTCCCACGGACTCTCTTGCTGCCTGTCGCGCTCCGTGGCGTCCGCCTTCTTGCCACCCGCGCGAGCGTTGAGCGGGATCCTGTCAGCGTCCCCGGGGAAGTGCTTTCGCAACGTGGCGCGAGACACGAGGGACTTGAAGCCCACCCACTGCACCTCGCTCCACACGGAGGCCCCAGCACTCCATGCAACCCTGTCCCAGGCTACCCACTCCACCTCGGCGCACTCGTACGGCGGCGGGCCAGCCGCCTCCATGGGTTCGTCGGCGGACGGTTCCGCAGGCTCGGGCGCTTCGTCGGCCTCATGCTCCTCCGAGCCTTCCACGGCAGTCTCTTGGGGCTCCTCGCGCTCGTGGCGCGCGCGCGCCCAGCCCATGCCCGGGAGCATGAAGTCCTTCAACGAGTGCTCGAGCGAGGAGGTGTAGGAGTCCCCGGCGTCGAGCTCGGCGTTCAGAATCCGCTCGAGGATCTCCGCCGCCACACGGGCCGCGTCGTCGCCCTGATCGTTGTACTGCCGGGACACCTTCACCTCGGGCACCCGGCCATACAGCACGGCCAGTTGCGTCTCCTTGTTGGAGTACCAGAGGTTCCAGCGGCGCTCTTTCAGGCGCTGCTCGTTGCTCGCCCCTTTGCGCTTGTTCTTGTAGCGCGCCATGGCCTCGCGGCCCTCGGCCAGGAACTCCTCGCGCGCCTCGGCGGCAGCGTCGAGTTCCGTCTTCCAGCGGGCGTACTGGCTCTGGGGCGTGTCCTCGTACTTCTCCTTGTCGCCGTGGGTGGCAGGGGTCATTGCGTGCCTCCGCGCGAGCAGTTCGGCGCGTGGTCCACCAGCGACGGGATATAGCCGCACGCGCATCCGTTGAGGCGCTCGACGCGCGCCTGACCGCCCTGCCGCATCTCGTAGCCTTGCGCTGTAGGCTTCGGGGTTCGCCGCGCTCGTTTCCAGCCCGGCCTTCCAGCCGTCATCGCACGGCCGACCAGGAGCATCGCATCGC